TATCAACACTTCCATCGTTTAAGAGCTGCTTTAGCGCGTTCGCCATCCTTGGCGTTGGCCGCTACTGCGCCCATCCTTGCACAAAATGAATCCTTGCGCCCCTGATCTGCTTTGGTCTTGGGGTTAGGCGCTGGCGCCTTGAGGTTTGAGCCAGTCTCGCGGTTGTACTTCTCACGCCCTTTGGCTGTCAAGCCAGCGCCCTTGGATACCGGCAACTTTTCGCCACGTCCAACGCTTAAAGAGACATTCTTTTTGGTAGCCATTATGATCCCATCCAAGAAGTTGCAACCGCCGTGCGGTCAGTGTACTTGCGGCTTGTTTCTCGGGCATTGTACTCACGGTGAGCCACAGGAAAAGCAAAAGTCACACAAATTGCATCTGCCGCATCAGGACTGGCCAACCCTCGGGCCTTCATGTCCTTCTTGCTTTCCAAAAATATAGTGCCCCTAGAATCTGGCTTGATCATAGGCGAAACTAAATCAGTTTTCAAGAACCTATCTTTAGGGATTGATGCTGTTCTCAACCAATCCTTCATTTTTCCCCACATTTCAGCCCTTTTATTGCCATACATGATCGGATTTGCCGATTTATTGCCAAAGTTGACACCTTTGATTTTGTACCTCTGCTCCTTCAATCTGTCAACAATTCCTGCTCCTAGCCCACCCTCATCAATGACCACCATTGCAGGCTTGAATTCCTCCATCGCCTCAATAATGTGCCCTACCACCGTCATGGTGTCATCACCTCGATGCCTGTCAATCCTCACAATGTCTCGGCCCTGCCTAATCGCAATCACCGTGGCATCAGCGCCAAAGCGTGCAGGGTCTACTCCAATGATAATGGGCGCACTCTGATCCTTGTATTTCGGTCTATTCATGGCCTCATCCACAATGTCAGCCGGTATAAACTGGTCATCCCCCTCAGATGGGAACATGCCATAAACCTCAACGTGTGCCTGGCTTGAGTCGGGGCCGTATTCGTCAATGATGTTTTGATACACCGCTTTGTCTGTGCCTTCTACCGTTCTGGCGTCCACAACCTTGTTCGTCCAAAAGTCGCGCTTGGAGTTAAAGCACTCATAAAAATAACCAGTGTTGCGCCGTGGATTAGAGAACGCCAGCCAAAGGCGGTTCGGTGTGTTCTCCGTAAAAAATCCAGCCGTCACAGCCCAAATCGAGTCATCAATACCGGACGCCTCATCAAAGATCACCATCACACCATCAAAGTTGTGAACACCCGCATAAGCATCTGGATTCTCCGCAGACCACAAGCGGCCCTCAACAGCCCAATAGCGCGTGCCCTTACGCAAGTCTTTTTCAACCAGTTCAGTGAGCCAAGCCGCAGGCGTGATCTTGGTGGCCGCCACCTCAAACCAGTGACTGTTAATGCTCATGGCCAACCACTTGGTGATCTCAGCCCATGTGACCGCACGCAGCTGGGCTTCGCTGTTGGCTGAGATGATGGTGGTAGAACCTATGCGGGTGGATAGCATCCAGATGGTGAGCCAGCTGACTAAGGCTGATTTGCCAATCCCTCGGCCAGAAGATACGGCGTGGCGCAGGGTTTCAAAGTCTATGCGGCCTTGCTGTCGCTTAATGTGGGCTGCTATCTCACGCAGAACTTCGCGCTGCCATTTGCGCGGGCCTTTGAAGTTTTGGAGAGGGGTGTTCTCTTGGCCCCAAGGGAATGCGAACAGAACAAAGGCTTCGGGATCGTCTGCGATGCCTGGTGTCCACAGTGTGGCCATTAACTCTTGTTCGTCTTCGGGCTTGTAGATCGTGGTTTGCATTTATCTAGCAATCTGATAGAATGGTGACATGACATTATCACCTATCGTCAACACCGACATCAAAATGCCAGCCAAGATGCTTAACGCACTTAGCCTGCATGAAACGCGCTGCATTGTGACTGGCGTGAGCGAAGTTACCGAAACGTCTGTCAAAGCATTTTTGAATGAACGATACGGCGAAAAACTTGCCAGCACTTTTGATCCAAAATTCTTGTTCAATAGCCAAGGCGCTTAAGCAACTCATTGCTAATTACGCCAGAATAAGGCTTCATCTGCAAAGCCCTTAAATCAGTTGCGCGTGGATTTGTAACATCTGGTATGCCTCTGGCTTTGGCCACTTCAGGCAACAATTGAAAAATATTAAGGTCTTCAGACAATGTGCCAATCCCTTTGCCTGGCACGCCTCTTGGATAAGACGGATGGCCAGACTGCATCACCATCGGCGTGCCAGCAAATATTTCACCCACATTTTGGATGCCGCCCTCTTGCGCGGCCAGTTGCGCAGGATCTGACACTCCCAATCTTGCGCTGCCAATGTTCAAACCACCTTCATTTCGAAAGTCTCTGTCCATCATCGCTTTAATGGCTTTGCGCGTTCTGTCCGGCGCATCCCTAAACTGCTGAACACTTGCCGGATCAGACACGCCAGACCAAGTAGGAATAAATTGCTTAATTGATTTGTCTAATTGCTTTTTCTGCATCTTGCCCATGGCAGCATCAGCATATGACAACATTGTCTCGCCAGTCATTTGCGCAAAGTCACCGCCAGTTGGCGCCATTCGCCATGGCACATAAATTGGGTTTTGTCCCGTGGCACTTTTAATCTCTTGCGCAGCATTCAAAATCTGCTTCACCGGCCCTGGCGCAGATGCCCAAACTTGGCCAGGATTGTTGAACATGTAATCTTGACCACCCAAAAAATCCACAGGGCGATTAAATTGCACATTGTCAATACCCATCAACTTACCACCAGCTGCCGTGCGATCAGCCATGCTTGTAATAAATGGCCGACCAGCAAACTGATCTAGCGTAACCGTTGGCGCAGTCACCACATTTGGGTTCAACTGCACATCACGAGTCATCGCTTGCATTCTTGCCTGTTCTAAAACCCTTGGGTCATACCGCGGATCAAACGCGCCAAAACCACTGCGGCCAGATGGCGGCACAGCAAACAAAGGCTGCGGAGTCATAGCGCCAAGCAACGTGCCTGGGCGCTCACCCATCATTGCCGCATTCAATTCCTCACCCGCAATCTTTGCCGCCTGCTTAACAGTCTTACCACCAGCCAACGCTGCCTGCCTTGCTAACCTCGCGGCCTGCAACGCCTCTGCCGGCGTCATTGGCGCCAGTGCGCCTAGATTAGCCGCCGCCTGCTGGGCTGGGCCTTGAGGCGCCAGTGGCAAGGTTTTAAGCAATTCCTGCGAGCCATACGGCACTTGCGTCTGAAGGCCGTAGTCTGTATCCCCATACATCTCCATCGGCATCGGCGTGCGCAACATGTTCAAGATGTCTGACGGCATACCGGCAGTTGCGGCAACCCTGCCTCTGAGTGCCTGCACTGGCATGTCTAGCGCGGCCTGCGGGTCTTGCACCGTCCTGTTACGCCGCAGTTGCGGGTAAAAGCCAAACGCCGCACCTAGCGCGTTTAGGCCTTCAGGGGTCAATGCGTTGTTGATGGGCATGGAGCAGATAATAAATCATTTTTTTAAAAAATAAAAATAAAAAATGTGCGCGGGGTATACGTTAGCTCGGCCCTTTCGCGCCGGCCCTATGGGGGGCCATCGACCATCCGGCCATTGTTAGTGGGTACTTACTGACCCTAATGTTAGTGGGTACTTACTTACATCAGCCCAAATCAAAAATGAATACTAAACACTACGCCTACTTTATACAATGACCATTATGTTAAGTTGACGCCAAGTTATGCACAGCTTATACATGACGTATTGCCATCGTATCGAGTTATGCACAGGCCAACATGAACAACTAGCAAAACACCCTGTGGATAACTTGCCCGATTGGCTATGTTAGTGAGTGCTTACCAACCTCTAAATTAGTTAGTGCTTACTTACTTTTTTGATTAAAAAAGGGGCAGGCGCGTGCGCGTAACGCTACAAAATCTATTCTTTTTATGCATAACCTTGCACATCACGCTTCCTTGACTTCCGCATCAACTACGTTGCTGTCATCGCGTAACACGCGCTGCTTTGCTTCTTTAAGCGCATCCATGACGCTGATTCGGTTATCTGTAACAGCCACATCAATGCGATCGCCATAGGTCTTAGGCTTCAACTTACTTGCAACCCATTTGCGTGCATCAACTTGCATTCTCTTTTGTTGCACCCATGCGCTCGCCATAGGGCCTTCTAAGCCGTCTGGCATCTCTTGGTCAGCCAGTTCGATGATTTCCTCTGCTAGGCGGTCTGCGCGGCTTTCTACGGCCTTTTCGTACATGGTTCGGAACTCAGGGTTATTTCTGAGCGTCAACATAACCAATTGATAGGATGGCATCCCCTCAGATGTTTTAAGCGCACTGCTCAAACTTTTGCCTTCTGAGATCTGCTCACACAATATTTGCCAACATGGATTGTCCATGCCATAGACAACTGGTCTACCGCCAGGGTGCTTTTGCACCGCCAAGTTTTCAGTCACTTGTAAACTCCTTAAAAAAAGAAGGTACTCACACCAAAAGGCGCTTTCCCCAAAGGTGCGGCAATGGCAACTGCGCACACCATCATCCTATCACTTCAATCTCAACCTTGTAAACCTTTGGGCCACTAGAGCGCTGACAATATTGCCAGTCCACCAGATTACTGCCATCATCAACGCCAAGCCAGTCAGCCACGCCGTCCCTGACCGCTTTAAACCCAGACTGTAGATTATCCCCATCCAACTGCCTTGGAGCGATCCTAGTCAACACCACGGTGACCGGCAACACTTCCACACCAAAGGACTGAGCAACAGCTGCCAGCGCATTCCTTGTCTTTTGCCGTTGGCTTTTGGTCAGCCTGGCTTTAGCCGCCCAATGCAACCGCATGTTGGCCACTGACACGATTTTCATGTCCATTTCAACTTCAATCATGGCCACCATCCCAACCTTCCCAACCTTGCCCGTTTTCCCAAAAACCGAACCGAACTGAGCCGAAACAGTTTACGAACCGAAACCGAATGGGTTTATATACCCTTTCGGTAAGTTTCGGTTCGAAAAGCCGACTGTTTGAGCCGGCAGTTTCGGTAAGTTTCGGTAAGTTTCGGTTAATT